GGCTTTTTTTTACGTGCGCAGGTTAGAGATGGTAAAAATAATATAAAGTTGACAAATAAAAAATATTGTAATTCAGTCAATTGAGGATTTCAGAATGAAAATATCAGAATTAGTTTAGGAAAGTAAAAATGTCAAGTCCTGGCACAAAGAGAAAAACCCCAGCGTTAAAATCTATTGATGGTTCACGATCAAGAAATAAAAATGCTGATAAAAAAGCAGCGGCTCTTGCAAAGAAGATAGCCAGTGATAAAGTTCTAGCACCAGGATATTTAAGTCAAAGGGAAATGGAAAAGTTTGATTTAATATCAATTAGACTAAAAGAAATTAATGTTCTTTCTGATAGTTTCACAGAAATACAAGCCATATGTGCTCAAAGACTTGCTCAAATCGAAGAATTAAGCGAAGTACTTGAAGCTGAAGGCATGACATATCAGTCTGTAAATCAACATGGCGGACAAATGATCAAGCCACATCCTGCTGTGGCAATGCGAAATGATGCAATGCGCCATTCACAATCACTACTTTCTGAAATGGGATTAACTCATACTGCAATTTCAAAACTGGCAGGAGCACTTCCACCACATAAAAATACAAAAAAAGGAAATGCATTTGCGAAATTCTGAACACATAAAACGAATGAACGCATATATAAGGAAAATAGTTTCAGGAAAATTACCTGCTTGCAATGAACACCGCCAAGCGTGTCAAAGGCACATTAATGATATCAAAGCAAAGAAATTCAGGTTTGATAAGAAAGCAGCTGATAGAGCATGTGATTTTATTGAAATGTTACCACATGTTAAAGGGAAATGGGCCCGCGAAAAAGAAACATTAAAGCTTAGAGACTGGCAATTATTCATTGTCTGTTCAATATTCGGATGGAAAAGGAAAGACAAAACTCGCCGTTATCGTGTGGTATATATCAAGATCCCCCGTAAAAATGGAAAATCAACACTGGTGGCCTGCATGGGTGTATATATGTTTGTCGCTGATAACGAAGAATCGGCAGAAGTATACAGCGGAGCGACTACTGAAAAGCAAGCATGGGAAGTATTTGGCCCGGCTAGGGAAATGATAAAGCGTACACCGGAATTGCAAGATCATTATGGTGTACAGGTCAATGCACGAAATATGAACATGCCTGGATCAATGGCAAAGTTTGAACCGGTCATTGGTGATCCAGGTGATGGGTCAAATCCATCATGTGCCATAACTGATGAATATCATGAACACAAAACAAGTGCTCTTTATGATACGATGTTAACTGGTATGGGTTCAAGGGAACAGCCATTGCAAATGGTGATCACAACAGCGGGTGATAATATAGCCGGCCCTTGTTATGATTTAGAAGATGCTGCCAAAAAATGTTTAAGCGGGGCAGTAAAAAATGAAGAAATGTTTGCAATTATATTTGGTATCGATCCAGATGATGAATGGGATAGTATCAAAGCCCTAAAGAAAGCTAACCCAAATTACGGCATAAGCGTTAAGGCAGATTTTTTAAAGGCGCGTTTGAATGACGCAAAGTCCAGGGCAAGCCGGCGAGGAATATATAAAACAAAACATTTGAATGTTTGGGTGAATGCCCGCGCCGCATATTTTGATATGGAAGCATGGCAAGCCAGCGCGTGTGATATTACGATGGATGATTATTTAGGGCGCAAATGTTATGCTACTCTTGATCTTGCATCTAAAATAGATGTTGCAGTGCGTTTATTTCTTTTTCCGCCAGACGGTGATTATAAAGATTGGGGAGTGTTCCCGCGCTTTTATATTCCAGAAGAAAAAATAGAGGATCCTGAAAATCAGCAGTATGCAGCCTGGGTGGAAGATGGCTGGATTGTGACCACACCGGGCAATGTAATTGATTTTGATATTATTGAAGAAGAACTTGAAGAAGATTGTAAAAAATTCAACCCGGAGGATGTAGCTTATGATCCGTTCCAGGCAACGCAAATGGCAACGCAAATGGTTAAGCGCGGAATTGAAATGGTGGAATATGGCGCGACAGTTCGGAACTTTTCAGAGCCAATGAAAAATCTTGATGCTTTAATCTTAAAGCGGTTAATAAAACATGATGGGAATCCGTGTATGTCATGGATGATGTCAAATGTTGTTGCTAAGGAAGATGCAAAAGAAAATGTATTTCCCCGAAAAAATAAACCAGAACAGAAAATAGATGGTGGTGTAGCCTTGATTATGGGCATTGGTCGTAGTATGGTGGAAGAAGAAGGCCCGATTGAAAGCGTTTACAACAGCAGAGGAATCACAGTCATATGATTTGGTGGGATAATTTAATAAATTTATTTAGTGAACATGAGAAATCCGCATCACAGGATCCATCTGATGATTTCTGGTGGACCCATTTATCAGGTTCGCGTATTATTAATGAAGAAAGATTATTATCAATCCCTGCTGCCTATGATGCAATCAATGCCGTTTTAAATCCTCTTAAAACATTGCCTTTAATCTTTTTTGAAAAAATATCCGACAAAGAAAAAAAACGTATTGATAATAATGATATTGCCAAATCTTTACAGCAACCAAACAACATGCAGAACAGTGTTGAATTTTTAGATTTCGTGGGTCGTAACCTGTTAATATATCATAATGCTTTTGCTGAAATTTTAAGCGACAATCGGGGTAATATTTTGGGATATATACCCTTTCATCCTGATATAGTCAGCATTGAAAAAAGACCAACCGGATTTGTATATAAGATTAGTGATGGATTTAATATCCGTTTTATTACACCTGATAGAATGTGGCATTTGAAGGCCGGACCGTTTACGCGTGATGGTTTAATGGGAAGAGGTCCTATTGTAACCCAGACCAAAACGCTAAATGCTACTTTAGATGTGATTGATTTTGGTGCCCGTTATTTTCAAAACAATACACAGCTTGGTGGTGTTCTTGAAATAGCAGGCGAATTATCACCGGAAGGACAAAGAGAATTAGCTAAATCGTGGCAAAGAGCACACAGCGGAGCCAATATTCATAAAACAGCAGTACTTGAACAGGGATCAAAATATACACCAACTACAGTTGAAAATAATAAAGCACAATTTATTGAAACCAGAAAAGCGGATGATATAGAAATTGCTAGGATTTGGAATGTTCCACCCCATAGAATTAAATCCCTTGCCGATGCTACTTATTCAAACATTGAACAACAATCAATAGAATATATTGTTCACTCATTACAGCCGTGGTTTAGACTTGTGGAAACATCAATAAAATCCAATTTGATAGGTATGGATAATAATATATTCGCGGAATTTAATATTTTAGGTTTGTTGCGCGGTGATATTAAAGCCCGTTTTGAAGCATATTCTAAAGCCCGCAATTGGGGATGGATGTCTGTAAATGATATTAGAAAACTGGAAAGAATGAATCCAATTGAAGATGGGGATATTTATTTGCAACCGCTTAATATGCAGGAAGCCGGCGCACAAGATAGGACAGAAACACCACCCGACAATCAACAAACCGCAGAAACAGATGAAAAAGATACAAAATTAAAATTAATTGAAGGGTCAAAAAATGATTGATTATATTTTAGGCATTCATCCACAAGGCGCGGAAGCGTTTTGCAAAGAAGAAATAACCGGCAGCACAGAAAAAGCTTTTATCAGTTCTGCGCGTGTTGGTGGATCCATTGCCGTACTTCCAATGATGGGTGGTATACGTCATAGGGGCGGATTTATGGGAACCAGTATTGAAAGCTTCCGTGAAAGATTCAGGGCAGCTATTGCCAACCCGGAAGTTAAAGCCGTTGTATTTAATGTGGATAGTCCAGGCGGTACCGTGTCAGGTGTACCTGAAATGGCAGAAGAAATATTTGAGGCCAGATCACAGAAGCCTATAATTGCAGTTGCTAATACAATGGCAGCATCCGCAGCCTACTGGCTTGCATCCGCAGCTTCAAGGGTGGTGGTTACACCTTCCGGGTCTGTTGGTTCAATAGGCGTCTTTGCAATGCATATTGATCAATCAAAAATGCTTGATGATTTTGGTCTTAAAGTTACATTAATTTCTGCCGGCAAATATAAAGTTGAAGGCAATAGCTTTCAGCATATAACGGAAGAAGCATATGCCCAAATTCAAAAAGAAGTAAACGATGTATATGGAGATTTTATTTCTGATGTTGCCAAATTCCGGGGTACCGATATTGAGCGTGTTTTAAATGATTTTGGACAGGGTCGGATGGTACGTGCTAAAGATGCCGTTAAACTAAATATGGCTGATAGTATTGACACTGTGGAAAATGTAATTAATAATCTGGTAACGGTTCAACAGAGCCGCACAAGAGCAAGTGCCAAATTAAAGCTTGCAATACTTTAATCACGGGCGGTCCGTGATAACGATTTGATCAATGCCGAGTAGATCAAATTGTTAAATACTCGGCGGAGTGAAAAAACATGAAAATTCATGAACTAAGAAAGCAACGGGCCGCTTTAAAAGTAGAGGCCGAGGCTCTAATTAAAAAAGCTGATGATGATTCTGTTGAACTTACAGCAGAAGATTTAAAAGCTGTTGATAAATTGCAAACGGATATTGCAGATATTGATCAAAAAATTGAAACCGCACAAAAGCTTGAAGAAATTACTGCAAGCTTTGCAAATGATGATGAAAATACAGAAGTAGTTTTTGCATCACCCAAATCTGCCAAAGATAAAGACCAAGGCGGTTTTAATGATATTGGTGAATTTGCTACTGCTGTACGTAATTTTGCAATGACCGGCAGCGCAGATGATCGACTACAGGCACAAGCCCCTACTGATTCCCACCAGGAAAGCGGTTCATCAGACGGGCACATGGTACCAACTCAATTCAGAATGGATATCTGGAAACTGGTAACAGACGGTGATGGTTTTATAAACATGATCACAACAGAAGACACTATTAGTAATAATGTTAGTATGTTGCGCGATGAAAGCACCCCTTGGGGCAATCTGGGGCTTCAAGCTTTCTGGAGTGGTGAACTTGATCAATTTACACCTTCACGCCTTGAAACCGATGGCGATATTTTAAAACTGCAAAAAGTTTATGTATTTGCTGAAGCATCTGATGAACTATTGGAAGATGCCCCCCGGTTAACTTCGCGATTAACACAAGGTGCTGCTGATGCAATCAATTTCAAACTTGATGAAGGCATTTATAGTGGTAATGGTGCAGGGAAACCAGAAGGTATTCTAAATTCAGGTGCCCTAATCAGCGTTGCTAAAGAAGGCAGTCAAGTGGCCGATACAATTGTTTCTGCTAACGTGTTGAAAATGTATAGCCGCCAATGGAATATACGAAATGCAGTATGGCTTGCGAATATTGATACCTTTCCGCAGTTAGCACAAATGACTATTGGTGATCAACCAATGTTCCAGCCGCCAACTGGCATGGCAGGGGCACCATTTGGTACATTGATGGGAAGGCCATTATTTTATAATCAACAATCAGAAGCACTCGGCGATGTGGGTGATTTGGTTTTTGCTGATATGAAAGGCTATTATGGTATCAAAAAATCAGGCGGTGTTAAGTTTGCCGAAAGTATGCATCTTTTCTTTGATAGAGATGCCCATGCTTTCCGCTGGACTTTCCGCTTCAATGGGCAGACATTTATGTCACAGCCCGTAACCCCAAATAAGGGCACTACAAAATCTCATTTTGTCGCCCTAGCAGAAAGGGCCTAAGATTATGGTAAATATTAATATAAACCTTTATGAAGAAACTTGTATTGTTGGTGTTATTGATCCCGATGTAACCGTAGCCGGTGCAGTTTCTACTGGATGGATTGCCGCAAAAGACATGTTTTCTTATATGGCAATCATCATGGCGGGTACTCTAGGCACCGCCGCCACACTTGATGCCAAACTTGAACAGGCAACGGACGGATCAGGAACTGGTGCAAAAGACATCACTGGCAAGGCAATCACCCAACTTGTAAAAGCATCAAACGATGATGATCAGGCTGTTATTAACATCAAGCAACAGGATCTTGATATTGAAAATGATTTCACTCATTTTCGATTAACAATGACGGTAGCAGTCGCTGATAGTGATGTTGCCGGCCTTGTTCTTGGTTCAGCATTCCGGCACGGCGATGGATCAGATAATGATCTGGCATCTGTTGTGGAAGTAGTATAATGGCAAACCGTGAAGTAGAATTTAATCAGGATTACCGGGTTAAAGATGAAGAAGGCAAAAAATATTATAAGGGTAAAAAATATTCAATGTCTGAAGCATCTGCCAACCATTTTTTTAAGCGTGGATTAGCTGAAAAAATTGATACTGCTGATGAAAAAAAAGCTCGCAAAGCGGCTGATGATGCCGCGAGAATAGCTAAAGAAGCTGCTCAATTGGCAGCGGATGTTACCGATGCCGCGAAAACATCTAAAGATGCTAATTTAACTGTTATTGATGCTGAAAATGCACTTGAAAATGCAGATGATGCAGATAAAAAAGGTGCAGAAGCTTATTTAAAAGAAACTAAAAAAGCTGCAGCAGAAGCATCTAAAAATCTAAAAGCTTTAGAAAAATGAGCTATCAAATTAAAAAAACATCGGCGGTCATTCAGTTGACCGCCGATGTTACAGATGATTTAATAGGTAGTGAAGTTATCACCGGCACACCAACAGTATCTATTGAACCATCTGGATCATTAACGGCTGGGGTTGTTACTCTTTCAAGCACTGCTAAAATTGCTTTTGCAGATTTTAGCGCGGGTATTGCCGGTGAAAGTTACCAAGTGCAATTTGAATTTGTTACAGACGTATCAAGAATATATAGAAAGTGCCAAACTGTGAAAGTTATCTAATGACACTAATTTTAAAAACAGCACCAACCACCCCACTGTTCACCCTTGATCAGATAAAAAATCATCTTTGTTTAACAGATGATTATATAATTCAGGATGCTAATATCACAGATTATGGCGATGCGGTGACAGATTATCTTGATGGCAATGATGGTGTGTTGGGCCGTGGGCTCATTACCCAGACATATACCATGATTATTAATTTTTTCCCCAATGTTATTCATGTTCCTTTGCCACCGCTGCAAACAGTGGATGAAATTCGCTATCTGGATACTGCGGGCGTTCAACAAATTCTTGCGGCTTCTATTTATCGTGTTGTTTATGCAGGCGCAGTTAATCGGCGGGCAATTATAACCCTTGCCAAGGATCAATCATGGCCTTCTGTTGATATCCAGATAGGAGCCGTGGAAATAGATTTCACATGTGGCTATGGCGATAGCTGGAATAATATTCCACCAAACACTAGACAGCTTGCATTATTACTTTTAGGATCTTTATTTGAAACCCGCGATGCAGAAATCACAGGAACATCTTTTGATGATAACCCTGCAGCCAAAAGAGCGATTGTACTGGCTAAATTTCAAGAGGCAGTATAGTGACTTGTGGAAGAACATTCATTGAAATACAAAAAAAACTAATCACAGATGATGGATCCGGTGGTCGTGAAGGGGAATGGGTCAGATTTGCTACATCATTTGCTTCGCCAAGATGGGTAAAAGGTAATGAACAAACAACATCCAGTGATGGGGACCGCGTGGCCGCTGTTGAAACCTGGTTATTAAAAATCAATTTTATTAATGGCATTACAACAGATATGCGGGTCGTTTGGGATGGCAGAAATTATAATATAAGATCAGCTGCTGATCGTGAACAAAAAAGAAGGCACATTACCCTGGAAATTGAAGCAGGGGTTGCAGACTGATGGCAAGGCGTAGAAAATCAGGATTGATAGGTGTTAACAATCTCAATAGAAAATTGCGTAAAATGGGCCCCGCTGTTAAGAAGGGTTTGGGCCCGGCATTACAACAAGTTGCTGATGCTGTTCATGCTGATGCATTAAAACGGATTCCGGTTCGCGAAGGGGATCTTGCAGCAGCCTTAAAAAAGCAAGTTATGTCAAAGGGCACCAATGCCAGGGTAGGATATTGGAAAAAAGGCAATAAAAAGAATTGGGAATTGGGTGGTTGGCGGGCACATTTTATTGAATTTGGAACACTTAATGCACCGGCAATACCATTTTTAAGACCCGCTTTCAGGGAAAATATTGCATTTGCCATGAAAACAATTGATAAAGCAACAGATAAAGTTTTAAGAAAGGTTGCACGCGGTGGCTGATACATCATTAGAAGTACAAACGGAAATTGTTAAATTGCTTAAGGCATCCAATGCCATTGCCGCGATTGTTAAAACACTTATTTATGATACAGTCCCCGATAAAACCGATTTTCCATTTATTAATATTCCACCTTTTGATAGTGCGACAGAAGAAACAAAAGATAAGGATGGGCAGGTTCATGATGTTCAAATTGATACATGGTCAAGAACAAGTGGGCAAAAACAAACACGCGAATTAATTAAAGCTATACGTGATGCAGTTCATCGTGTAACATTCACTATATCAGATGCTACAGTTCTTTTTAGTCGTGTTACCAACACAAGAGTATTGATGGATTCAGATAAACGCACTATACATGGAATTATAGAAATGCAAATTAAGGTTCTTTCAGATTAGGAGATTAAAATGTCAGGCGAAGATGGAATTAATGTAATATTACAGGTTGATGATGGGGCAGCTGGTTTTGATATTCTTGGTGGTCAGGTTAGCACCACTTTAAATTTGCAGACAGTTATTGCAGATACTACCGATAAAGACGGTGCAGGATGGCAGGGAAGCCTGGGAACCACCAGAAGCGGTGATGTTTCGGTCAATGGCATTCTTGATGCTACAGATGCTGCCTGGGAAACTTTACGCGCCGCATGGCTTGCGGGTACATCAGAATCATGTGAATTAATTTTAAATGCAGCAGGTGATAAATGGGCAGGTGATTTCTTTGTTGAAGCATTGCCCGGCGCAGGTGATATTGGTGGTGCAACCACATATGATTTCACACTAAAATCAAACGGTGTTTTGACTTATACAGATATACCATAGGAGATTAAAATGTCAGGTGAAGACGGAATTAATGTAATATTAAAAGTGGGTGCAAATACGCTGGGTGGGCAGGTTAGCACCACCCTCAATTTGCAAACGGTTATGGCTGATACTACCAGTAAAGATGATGCTGGATGGCAGGCCATGATACCCACAACACGCAGTGGCGATGTATCAGTTAATGGTATACTTGATACCGGTGATACTGCTTATGAAGCTTTACGTGCCGCATGGGTGGCAGGAACTGCCATTGCATGTACATTGGTGCTAAATCTTGCGGGCAAACAGTGGGCAGGTAGCTTTTTTGTTGAAGCATTACCCGGTGCCGGTGATATTGGATCTGCATCTACTTATGATTTTACACTAAAATCTGATGGTGTTTTAACTTATACTTAATGAGGTAAATAATGGCTAATAAAGAAAGAGGTGAAGTAAAAATCACCCTTAATGGAAAAGAAATAACGCTTGTTCCATCATATGAAAATTTTGTTGAAATTGAAAGTGCTCTGGATATTTGTCTGTTTGATTTAACTCAAAATATGGCGGTTGGAAAATGTTCTTTAAAAGATTTAACAAAATCTGTTGAAATTTTGAGTGGTGAAAAAAATATTGGCAATGCAATTTTTAAAGAAGGTTATCCTAATATCATGGTAAAAGTTGGCGAAGCACTTGTAATTGGTATTGCCGGCAATCCATCAAAAAAGGAGATGGAGAAGGAGAAGAATTAGACGGATTTCCTTTTGAAGCACATATGCGCATAGCATTAGGCGTATTAAAATGGCCCCCGTCTGTTTTTTGGCAATCAACGCCACATGAATTTGTTGCTGCTTGTGAAGGTTCACAAGGCGAATTTGGACAAACAAAAAGGAAAGAAACCGCATTCCAGAAACTTTATAAAGAAGTAAAAGAGGCAGATAAAAATGGCGACAACAATTGAAGAATTAGCAGTCCGGTTTTCTGCCCAGACAGAAGATTTAAACAGAGAATTAAGACGCCTTGAAGCCACTGCTTCAAGAACCGGGAAAAAAGTCACTAAAAAACTTGGTGGCATTCAAACTTCATTAAATAAAATTGGTAAAGCGGCAAAATCAGCAGGTGCTGCAATTGCTGCTATTATTATTACCAGAAAATTAATAGATTTAGGATTGAGCTTTAAAAATGCTGCCCGCGATGCGGAAGAAATGGAAAATAAATTTGATGCGGTTTTCAAGAGTTCTTCTAAAGATGTCAGAATATGGGCAGATACTTTAGCCAAAGAAGTCAAGCGTTCAAGATTTTCCTTAATGGAATTTGCAAGCACTTTTCAGGATACATTTGTTCCTTTGGGATTTGCCCGGCGCGAAGCTGCAGAATTATCAAAACAACTGGTTGAATTGGCTGTTGATGTGTCCAGTTTTTCAAATAAACTGGAATCTGATGTTATAAGAGATTTTCAAAGTGCTTTGGTGGGTAATCATGAGACGGTTAGAAAATATGGTATTATTGTAACAGAAGCCACATTGACCCAAGAAGCACTTTCATCCGGATTAGCAAACACAAAAGCAGAAATTACGGAAATGAATAAAGTTCAGGCTCGGCTGAATCTTATCATGAAGGGCACAGCTGATGCACAGGGGGATGCAGCCCGGACTGCTGGAAGTCAAGCCAATAAAGAAAAGGAATTATCTGCTGCTTTTGAAGAATTATCAATAACACTTGGTACTCTTTTGACCCCCGCAACGCTGGCAGCTACCAATGGTTTGATTGATATAACAAATGCTCTGGTTAAGCTTTTTAACACCACAGAACTTGAAAAAATAAATGATGAAGTTGAAGCATTGGAAAACAGATTATTTGATTTGGGTTTTCTAAAAATAAGGCTGGGAAAAACAGAAGAGGGTGATAGGGACACTATTAGACTAGAAAGAACTAACGCCAGTATTCAACGAACAATAGATAAAATTAATGAATTGCTGGCAAAACGAAGGGAATTATTGGATCCTCCAAAAACAGCAAAAGATTTAGAAGCCGAAGCTGCTGATGCAGCAGAGGCTGCAGCACTAAGAAAAGCCGCTGCCGAAAAACGAGCCGCCGCAGAAGCTGAAAAAGCAGCCAAAGAACACGCAAAAATACTTTCTAAAGTAACTGCCGAATTAGAAAAATTGCGCAATGAAGTTTTTAAAATAAATAATGATATATTTGCTGTTATTGATGAAACTGCAAAGCTTGAACTTGCGGCATTCAGAAAAACATTTGATGGTAAAGTAGGCTTTGAGGAACAATTTCTTGAGGCTAAGAAATTAATTGAAGCCAAGCGTGTACAATCTACAATTGAAGCACAACAGAAAATTGATGAAGAAGCTGCAAAAGCACTGGAAAAACGATTAAAAGACGAACAGACTAAACAGAAAAAGGCAGCAGATATTGCAAGAAAAACTTTAGAGGCGAATATGAGGGCCGCGCAGCAACACGCAGATGATTTTGCAATGTCTTTTGACCGTGCTTTTAATGATTTGATATTTTCAGGCGGCAAACTTTCTGATGTTCTTAAAAATCTCTTAAAGGATTTGGCCCGGATGGCCGCACAAAAGATTTTCCTGGATGCCGTTTCAAGATCATTGGGTGGTAGTGTTGCTTCATTTTTTGGCTTTGCAAAAGGCGGTGTTATGACGGGTGGTGGACCTGCCTCACTTAATAAATATGCAGGCGGTGGCATTGCAAGATCCCCACAATTGGCATTATTCGGAGAAGGCAGTAGACCAGAAGCATTTGTACCACTTCCCGATGGCCGCAATATACCAGTTAAAATAGAAGGTGGCGGCGGTATGGCTGGACAAACTATAGTTAATCATTTTTCTTTTGTCACCGATGTTAAAAATACTGTTAGGGCGGAAATATTGGCAGCAATACCACTCATAATTCAGGCAACTAAAGGCCAGGTTATTGCCGAACAACGAGGAATCAGATAATGGCTATTACATATCCGCGCACATGGCCCGGTTTCGGTATCAGATTATCAAGTTTTGGGCTCAATCGTTTGCAATCAGCTTTTGAAGCGGATGCAACAAGACAAGTCCAAGTACAGAATTTTAATGCCGGCCTTTCTGATCGATGGGAAGGGATATGGACCGTTAGAAAGCTTATTCAAGTGGATGTAGCAAATTTATCAGCATGGCTCACTTCATTAAATGGCAGGTTGGGCACCTTCTTTGCATATGATCCCGACAGAAGAATACCCAATGGAAGTATAAGTATTGGCCAAGGTTCAATCACATGTGACAATAATATTATAACATGTGATAGCGATTTAATCAGCAGCGATAATGGAAATGGTATAATTACCGTTAATGGAAACGGTCAAACAGGGAAATCATTAAATGTAAATATGGATGCAGTTGCAAATGCATTATTACCAGGTGATTATGTTCAGGTTGGTACGGGCTTTCATATAATGCTTGAGGTTACAAATGGGGGAGCTACCACACTGGAATTTGATCCTGTAATGAGAAGTAGCCCCACGGATGGACAAGAAGTTATATTTATAAATCCGGTTTTAATTGCCCGTCTGGTAACTCAATTTAAACAATGGGATACAGATCAAAGTAAAATAGGCGATTTTTCTTTTGCATTTGAGGAAGTGCTACAATGACCAGGGATTTAGATGCAGGTGTACAACAGGCAATAGATGATGCAGATACAGATGGCCTTAACATGGCACTTTTGTTTTTTGCAGATTATGAAGATGATCCCGTTTATGTTTGGACCGGTATTGGTGATCTTGAACATAATGGCAATACATATTTGGGTGTTGGTGATTTGGGAAACATTTCTTCAATCATTGAAGATTCAAAGCTTAAAGATGTTAGATATAGTGCAACCTTATCTTCAATCCCACAAGGATCCATACCCGATATTATTAGTGCAGTTACTGATGGCAACCCAACAGGCCGGGATTTCACTATTGATCTTGCTTTTTTTACCCCTGATGTACAATTAGTAGGCGTATTACCATTAACTGCTGGATTTATGGACGGTTCACAAATTAATGAATCACCAACAGAAGATGGTGGATTTATTGGTTCAATCACCCAAAATCTGGCAAGTGACGCAACCAGATTAAGTAAAAGAAAATTTATAAGACAAACTAATCAGGCCCAACAACAATTATTTCCCAGCGATTTAGGCTTCGAATTTGTATCAGACACCAATATGGGTGAAATATATTGGGGACAAAAAGCAAGTGTTGTAGCAGGTCAATCAACAGGTGATCGTGGTGGTGGGGGAAATAGGCGTGGCAGAAGGATAGATTTATAATGAATAATCATAATAATCTTATTAAATATATTGAAAGTGTTAAAGATGAGCCATTCAAATGGGGTGAGCATAATTGCTGTATATTTGTTAATAATTGTTTGAAAGCATATACCGGTAAAAGCTACATGCCAGATGTTGCTTTTAATTATAATGATATGAAAAGTGCAATAAAGGCTTTAAGATCAACAAAATCAAAATCACTATATAATAATCTCATTAAAATCTTTGGAAATCCATTTAATGTAGTTCGGGCCATGCGCGGGGATATCGTTTATAAAAATGATGGTTTAGAAGGGCCAAGCATAGGCATGTGCATGGGTAATATATCTTATTTTGTTGGTGAAGACGGATTACAGGAAATTAAAACTTTGGAGTGTAAATCAGCGTGGGCAAGACAGTTGGAAAAATATTAAAAATAGTTGGGAAAGTGGTAGTTGGCGTTGCGCTGGTTACTGCTGTTGTTCTTGGTGTTATGACCGGCAACCCCGCAGTAGTGGGATGGGCACTGGGTCAATTTTCTTCTGTAATATTAGCGGGTACCATTGCCATGTCAGTTGGTCAGATGCTTGACCCGCCAACATTTACAGATTCATTAGAAGATGATCAGAGTGGATTAAATCTTTCTTTAACAGGAAACCCCACAGAACCCAGAAAGGTTCTGTTTGGAAAAGCAGCTACTGGTGGCAATATTATTTATAGGGCAAACACGGGCAATGATGGCGAAGATTTACATATAGTGATTGGACTCGCGGGTCATTTAATAACCAGCTTTGACAGTTTTAAATTTGGTGCTGATATTATCACATTTACCGCTAATAATGCGGATGGTGATTTAAACGGTTTTTTATTCAAGTATGATCATTTAGGGGCAGATGATCAAACAGCAGATACAAATCTGGTAGCAAACAGCACAGAATGGACGACAGCACATAGATTAAGAGGCATTGCATATAGTTATTTAAAAGCCATATGGGATCAGGAAAAGTTTCCTAATGGCTTGCAAAAAATGATTTTCACTATATCAGGAACCGCCGTTTACGATCCACGCCTTGATAGCACCAATGGCGGATCAGGAAGCCAAAGATTTGATGATCAGTCAACATGGGTATTTAGCGATAATCCTATTTTATGTATGGCAACATATGGTTTGGGGCTTAAAGTTGGTGGTGAAGTTATTGCTGGCATGGAGATTAGCCCATCAAGAATTGATTGGCCAAGCGTTATAGCCCAGGCAAATATATGTGATGAATTGGTGGCTTTAAAAGCAGGCGGCACAGAAAAGAGATATACTTGTAATGGTTGGATAAATACTGAAAGAGATCACAGATCAAATCTTACTTTATTATCGTCTGCATGTGCCGGTGGTGTAGCCTTCCAGGCGGCATTATGGCGGTCTTATGCAGCAGCTGCCATACCCGCTATTAAAACACGTTCCGGCTTTAATATAATGGGCCCTAAAAGCTATACAACAAAGCGCGGGTTGGATGCTATGCATAACGGTATTCAGGGTCGTTTTTCTGATCCATCATCAGATTATAGCCTTGTGGATTATCCGGCAAGAAACAATGCCACATTTTTAGTAGAAGATGGCGGACAAGAAAATATAATGCAGCTTGATTTCCCCATGACAAAATCGCAGACCATGTGCCAAAGATTATCAAAAATAGCTTTAGGTAGGAACAGAATGCAGCGCAGCTTAGATGCAGTTTTTAGTCCTGTTGCACTTGAAGATACGGTTTTAGACACCATAACATTTAATTATGCACCATTTAATCTTGTTAATCAGAAAATGAGAATATCAGATTGGGAACTTGTTATACAGGATACAGAAGATGGACCGCTTTTGTTGGTTAAAGAATCATTAATTGAAGATGATGATGATATATATGCATGGGATGAAACAACTGATGAACTTGATTTTGTTGGACCAGTAGCTGTACCATCAAGCAAAATGCTTAATATCACCGCAGAAAATTTTCAGAATGTGGCAACAGCACAAGGATTGCCGGCAGGTATTAAAGCAGATCAGGGTGATGGTGTAAAACGGGTTGTTTCAATCGGTAATTCACAAAGGACTGCAAGAGATGGGGACGCAATAACATTTAACCAAACATGGGATGCTAATAATCTACCGGAAGTAGAATTTTATAACGGTGGATTAACATTTGATAGCGGTGGTACACTTACCGGTGATCAGGTGCAGCAATTTAAAGCATTAAATATAAGCGCATCAGGGTTCACTGCAGAGCTTTTATTATCAAGCACAGCAGGTGCCACAACTTTGCATACTGATGGCCCTGGAACCGAAACAACAACGGATGTTTGGGAATTAGACAAAAGCCAGGCAGCAGAAGCATGGGATGATCAATACACATTTCAAATTGATGTAACTTTGGGTTCAAGATTTATAGTACGTCTAAATGATTGGGTCCCTACAAATACTGCATTTGGCTTTTATACTAATGATGGTGGTGGATTTGTTCAAAGGGCAACATTAACATTGATAAGTGATGGTGGATCGTCTTCAAATACTGCTTTAAATCAGACGAAAACAATCACTGTTGATGGTTTAGGGCAACATGCAGGATTTGAATTTAAGGTACTTATTGAAAGTGGTAATGCATCATCAAGCATTGATAATCTGGATAGCGTAAAATATTCAACAGCAGGAGCCCCAACAACAATTAATGCAACACCTACTACTGTATCACCAGTACCATATGTAGTTAAAGGAGGTTTGGACTCGTAATGTTTACACCACCAAATTATGAAACACACCCGGACGGAACAAAAGATATTGATGAAAAAGGCCGCGTTAAATGCAAATGTGGCAGAAAAGTATGGCCATTTGTCTTGGTTAAAGTTACCCAATTTGATAATGTTGATCAAAATTGGGCATGTGATGGATGCTGGACGGATTGGCAGAGACACAGAAAGCCATTAAAGAAAGTTGATAATCATAAAGATTTAATGCATAATGATCGGCAAAAGAGCCGTAAAGCATGGGATGAAGATTGGTTATCCGGTCATGGCGCACCAAAAGAATTGATTGACAAAATGAAACAGACAAAGAGAAGGGCTTAAAATGAGTTTATATTCAATTCAATCTGATGCAACAAGCATTGGTGCAGCTGCTAATGATGATACCGGAACAGATTTAAGAACGGCTGTTGATAGAATTGTTCAAGATTTTACGGCTATAAAGGCTGCTTTTAGTCCTGATAATGCTGGTGGTATATATTTGGGCGGTAGTGCTGCTGCGAATTTGTTTAATGATTATGAAGAAGGCACTTTTACTCCTGCTTTAGTGGCAGGAACATCTGGAACACTAGCCCTTTTCGCGTCTGCTAATACTTTAAACTATACCAAAATAGGCCGAATTGTTCATATAACAGGGCAGATACAGGTACAAACATCCACCTCCCCATTAGGTACCTTAAGAATGACCGGGCTTCCTTTCGCTGTAGGAAATTCTTCGGATAATGCAGAACGGGCAGGGGGTGTTCTTAGTTTTATAGGATTAACTGCTGCGGGGGTTAGTACAATATGGGAAGTTAGAGCGGGGGAAACAGAATTAAGAATATTAAAATTTGATGGTCAATCCTCAACAGATGACCAAGCAGCACAAGCAGCGGTAAATTCCACACTATTTTTCGATCTGTCATATACAACCGATTTATAAGAAAGGAAATGCAATGGCACAATACACAGAAGAAACAGAAACACACGTAACTATAAAAAATGACGGGGCAAAAGAAGTTCGCATCGTTACTATCGTTTTAAAAGACGGTGTTGAGGTAGGACGATCTAATCATAGAACAATTATACCTTATGATGCAGACGTTCCTGCTAAAATAGAGAATTTTATTAATGCCAAAAAAGGCAAACAACCCAAAAAGGAATAATTATGTATCAAATAGGTCCTTTTATTATTAAAGCAAAATGCCTTGGTTATCCAGATGATGACGCAAAGCCATTATGGAGATGGACAGGATTTCACCATTATTTATTCACCCTTTTTAACATCACATTAGGATTTATTTTTTATGGTGTTGAAGGTGCCGCTGGTGCATGGATTGCTACATGTATGCATTATCTTATAAAAGAAATACGCGAAGGTGGAAAACAGTTTGAAGTTCTGGATTTTTTAACGCCGCTTGTATTTGGTCAAATAACAATTATAATATTATTGAATATTGAAAGGTTGATACAATATGCCACAAGCTAATCAAACACCGCTGGTAAAAAATAGTGGGGTAGTTATGATGGAAGTTATGGAAAAAATAAGAGAAAAAATTGATAGCACCAGAGAAGAAGTAATTAAACTTGGCACCCGGCAGGAAGAAGACAGAAAGCGGCATGATGAAAGACACCTTGAAAATCAGGATTGGCGCAAAGAGCATAACAGAAAACACGATGATATCATGAAACAACTTGAAGAAATTGATCAGCATACATCCAATTTATCACAAATTGAACCTTCAAAACCAATTGATAAAAACAGAATGATGACATTTGGTTTTATTATATTCATTTTGTTAATTGCACTTATATATGGTCTAACAGGTAATGAAATGCCTTCAGTGGGTGACATTGCAAATATTGCCGGTGGTGTACAATGAAAATTGATCAATATTTATATGATGAAATAAGGCCCGCTTTAAAGCAAATGGATTTATGGTCCCTTTCTGCTGAAAAGATTTTGATAATGATTGCAAGTCATGAATCATCAGGTTTAAAACACCGCAAGCAAATTAAAGGACCGGCATTAAGTTATTTTCAAATTGAACCATCAACCTTTAAAGATATATGGGACAGATATCTGAAAGCAAGAAAGCATTATAAAAGCCTGGTTGCGCAATTTCTGCCGGCAGACGTTGAAGAAGATGATATTGATCTTCTGGATGAATTAAAGAAGAATGATAAATTTGCCATTGCGGTGGCGAGAATGAAATTATTCATGATTCCGGAAACATTGCCACAAGTCACTGATGATCAGGGATTGGCGGAATATGCTAAGAAATATTGGAATACATATAAGGGCAAAGCTACCCCGGAAAAATATTTAAAAGACTTTAAAATACATGCCTTGGATAAGCTGGAAGAAATCCCTGAAGGGTGGTCTTGAATGTTTGCAAAAATATTTGGTGGTATAGCGGCAGTTTCGGCAATTGCCGCTTTATTATTTTGGGGCTTATGGAATAGTGAGAAGGTAAAAAGTAAAGAGCTTGAAAACAGATTAGTATTATCAATTGAAAATACTGAAACATTAAAAGATGAATTAAAAAATAATTCTGATCAAATGGTAATGCTTATTGACCTTCAATCAAAAAATATGGATATGATAAATGACCAGATTGCTAAAAATGATAGGATCGATGCAGAAAAGAACACTGCACTGGCAGAGAACAGACAAATGCGGGCTGATGAAGCTTACAAGGCCCTGCAGCAGCCTTTTGAAAGGGGTAATGCTGCTTCTGATCGTGTTACTAAGCTCATGCGCGGGATTGCCGGGCGTGGACCGGATAGAGATAGTAAGAATCCCGATAGCACAAAAACCAATAATCCTAAGTGATATTTTAAACCCGGATCCACAAGGGCCCAGAATGTACGTCCTGGAACGTCAGTTTGCCAGCAATTTAATTGAAGCATGTGAAGATTATCAGGAAGTAGGTAATGAAGGGCGGCTAACACTTGAAGAAATACAGATTGCCTATCCTGGGGTTGATGAACAATATGCCTGTAATTTTGCTATATATGGTTCATCACCGGAAGATCAATTAGATTTTGAAGCGGAATTAATTGAACTGGAAGCTTATGCAGATAAATTAAGATCAAGAATTGAATTTTACATTCAGCAGCTTCTTAATCAGTACGAATCATTCAATATACCAATGGGGGATAATAAAAAAATAATGGAGCTAGAACAATGAAATTAGATACATGGGGTAAAAAAGCAACGGCAATTGTTGCAATTATTGCCCTTATTGGGTTAATCGGGACTAAGTTAAACCTTAATTGGCCTAAAAATGCCTATATGTCAGACGTAGCAGCCGCACAAGAGCCATTAAAGAAAAAAAATGATGCACAGGACCGAGAACAGGCAAAGATAGCCACAGAGCTTTATAATATACAGAAACGGGCTATCAGAAGAGAATTAAGAGCGGTTCAAAAAGAAATGGAAGGGATGGACAGCGTGCCAGATCGTTTAATTGATGATGAGGCAGATTTAATAAGTGATCTTGAATATTATAATGAGGAATTAAAAAAAATTAATCCACCAAGATAAATTCATTTATTTTCCCTATTAGCACTTTCATCATTTAGGAAAAATATTATTATCATTTCTATCAAAAAAAAGTTTAAAATTGTATTTTAATTTCAGATAAAAAGATAAAATCAATATACTACCTAATGTAAATATTATAGTTTGAAATGGCCATTTATACAAAAGATAAAGCCATAACCACGGTGCAGCAATTAAAATAAAATATCCCAAGAATTTTAACCATCCTCTTATTTTCAAATAATTGTGAACTTCTGTTATTTCTTCTTTTTCAGTCATAATAAAACCTCAATCTTCATTAATTTTATAAAGCCTTTTAATACAATCTGGTGATTTATTTACCACATTATTTTCTGACTTATTATTTTCTCTTTTTAAATATCTGACTTGTTCACCGGACAAAGAACCTCTTTGAAACTTATGCATCTCTATCAAAGTAGATTTTTTTGTATAAAAATAATCAGGAATATAAATTATAAATTCATCTTCTTTTAATGAAATATCACATTGACGAATATTTATAGGTTCATCAATCATATCTTTTAATAATGGAACATCAATTCTGCAACTATTGCCGGCATGGCCGTGTGTAACTAGTAACCAGTCCCCATTGATAATTTTAAGGGATCTTTCATCATCATCTGTGCCCACATAAAGATCAATATAATCACCTGGATTTATATTAAATTTCTTCAAAAAATCAATCTTGGCAGTAATTCTTAGCCTGAAAGACTTTTTATATTTTACAAGGCTGATGGCCACATTTTCCCATCTTTTATAATGTACAGACATTCCAAATTTTTTAAAACCCATAATCATAAATCCTTATTAAAATTAAATTCCATTTTTTCAGCTTTTTTTAGATATTCCATACAGTCAATAATATCTTTTTTCCATGAACAGATACCAATATAATCCACATATTTGACTTCAATAAGCTTTCTATCTTTAGCCCCATTAAATTGACCAATATAAAAAATGAAAGTCATACTGATGATAATTAAAATTGACATTTTTATAAACGAGATAATTTTGGAAAGTGGCATATTAAATCCTTTAAAGGGATGGATATAGGGAAGGCTTTTTTAAAGCTTCTAAAATGTGATCGTAGCATTTTAAATAATCACGCTTTTCAATACAGATCTGATGTATGTATTTTACTTGCATCTGGGTTTGTAATTCTCTCAAATCACCAATGATATAACCACCAGTATATGTAAGAGCGACAAAAGCAACGCAGGCAATTAATTTAACAATTGTCCCTATGGAAATTTCACCATCTTTAAGTAAAAATAATTGCGCAGTTTTAGAAAATTTCATGACATTGGCCAGGTGTATATTTAATAGGCGGATCATATTGTATTTCTTTATCAATTGGTTTACCATCAAAACAGGATATATCTTTATAAAGGCAAAAGTCTTCACCTTCCTGTGTAACAAAACCGCGTCTTAATTGACCAATACCAAACCAAGAACGATGAGCCCAAAAAACATGACCTTTTTCCAGCAATTCAGATTTTAAGATATTAGCATCATTTTGTAATGATTTAATATCACCATTAAGAGTTTCATTTTCCTCAAATATCTTAGGATATAAAACCCGTGCGATTTTTTCTCTTAATGTCATTTCTTTTCCTTATTTGCCCAATTAATATGGGCGTTTAGTAATTATTATTTATTTCTTCAATTCTTGGTCCATAACGTATTTCTGAATGACATATTTCACTAGGAAAATATTCTGATTTTATGGGGCTATCTTTACCCTCATTTATACAATCAATATATCCAAGTGCCCGCTGTAATTTTTGTTTAGTAATCAACATCAGAATTTCTTGACTTTCTGATAATTTTTGTAAGCGGTTAATTTCATTTTGCATGGATTCAATATGATCCATTAAATCAACTTTTGATTGTTTGAGTAGGTTCATTATCTTTCCTTTCCGTTCCCATCAATAGTCGTTAAAATGTTTTTCGTATATTCATCACCGCGCAAAACCCTCAAGTGGTTAACCTCAAGTTATGAAGATTGCAGTGGCCGAGGGAAGAATACACGAGAACCCTTATCCGGCTTTGCCCACGCTTCACCGATTTACCAAATCGTCAGGCGTTTATTTGTTTACCTAGTGGTGGGATTCGAACCCACGGCCACCGAAGTATCATTACATGCTTTGCTTCAATGATCTTGCTATGTCTCATCATTAGTCCTCAGTATTAAGCTTAACCAATTGGTATCTTATACCATACTCTGAAACACTAGGTTAGTGCCCGAAAAACGGGCGTATAGTGTTAATCTTCTTCTGGCACTTCCGCACCCTGTATAAGAGTATAATTAGGGATAGGTGTTAATTCAAATTCTTCGTTGTCTTGAATACCGTGTGCCAACACATCACCGAATGAAATCTCAAATCCCTGAAAAATATCTCTGATGGAGCTATCTTGTAGACCGGCATATTCAGTTAAATCACTAGCTAAATCTTTTGCTTGTTTTCTTGATAAAAATAATTTTTTCATAATCTGCCTTTCTTGGCGTTTAGTAATTATTCGTAAGCGCCGATTGTCGTTAATTTATCATTGTCAAAATCAAATGCGGTATAGAAGTATGAAAATCCTTTAATTTTAGGGTTTTCAGAATGCTCTTTCAACTTCCATTCTTTGCCTTTTTCTGGTAATGGTTCGCCAATTCTTTTGAATAATTCGGCTACTATTTCTCTATCAGTGTATTTGGATAAGCTCATTATTTTCTCCTGCCCGTAATCGGGCGTAAAGTATTTCATAATTAGTATTGACTTATTCCCTTTTATTTCATATCTTGTTTCATAAGTCAATACATAAAGGTTATGAAAATGGAAAATAAGCATAAAATAGGATTTATAAAACCATGCACCGGTGTTATGCCGAGCGAGAAACAGCGCAAGGAATTAGAAAAATTCGGCTGTACGGTGCATGACGATCTGCAAGCGGCACTGGATGATATTACACGGGGTGATGAAGTGTTGGTTGTTATCAGTCCGGCTGTACTCGGGTCTAAAATTCCCGAAGTCATGGCGACTTTATGTGCAAAGCAAGCTTCTCTATATAGTATAGTATCTGAAAAAGAATATAACACTTGTGATGTAAACGACATTGTAAGCGCGAGAAACGAGCTATCAGAGCGCAAAACCGCTTATCTGGCTAATCGTACCGGAAAAGCTAAAGGCGGTCGCCCCTCAAGCTTAAGCGTGGCACAGAAGCAGGAAATGCGTGATCTAATTGATACCGGCATGACCCGCGATAAAATAATGAGCCGGTTTAATTGTTCTGCATCCACTATATCAAGGGTGTTAAATGCAGAGGTGTTTGAATGAAACTTGATGTATTAGAATTATTTGCTGGTATTGGCGGATTTACCGAAGGATTAGAGGCTACCGGTGGATTTAAAACCGTTGCTTTTGTTGAAAAAGATGAATTTCGCCAGAAAGTTTTAAAGAAGAATAACCCGGGTGTAGAGGTGTATGATGAAGTTACCAATTTCAGATATAAAAAGAATGTGGACTTGGTTACGGCGGGTTTCCCCTGCCAGGACGTGTCTATCGCTGGAGAACGTGCCGGACTTACCGGCGAACGTACAGGGCTGTTCTGGTATGTCATACGCACCCTTTGCATGGTGGGACGGACAAAAGCATTGTTGGAGAACGTGGCAGACTTGCTTACTAACGGGCTATCAACAATACTCGGAGCCTTGGCCACGTTCGGGTATGACACGGAATGGCATTGCATACCGGCTTCCTATGTTGGTGCCTGGCATGAACGGGACAGAATCTGGATATTTGCCGACCCCAACGAAATCAACCCACAAGGGGTCTGTAAGGGGCCGATTTTGGGGCAGTCCAACTTATCGCAGCAACTTACACGAAGCTTTGAGAAATGGGAAGGACGATCCAATTTGCCCGAGTCCAGATTTTGTAGAAAAAATGATGGGGTTCCCGACAAAGTACACAGACTTAAAGCGTTAGGTGATGCGGTGGTTTCACAGATACCAGAAATTTGGGGTAATGCAATTTTAGAAGCGGATAAAAATAATGGGTAAATATATTTGTCATAAAGATGGAATATTTTTTGAATGGTCAACGATTGTAGATGCACCCGTGACGAATGGAATGACCGAAAAAGAATTTAGAGCATATTATAAAGATGAACACGGTAGGCGTGGGCTTTTAGGTTTGGAAGATAGACTGCAAAGGGCTATTGAAAGAGGCACTAGCGGATTTGCAGGGGAAAGTTTAGAGAATTTAATTTTCAATAACCGTGCGGGACCAGATGAAACAACCGCGACATTGGAAGATATTATGCAACAACTTTATGTTAGTGAAAGGACTGATCATGACACCAGCTAAAAGATGTAAAGAAATAGGTTTAACCGGCTTAAGCGAGGTATGCGGGGCAACTAGGCAAAGCCCGCAGTGCCTTGATAACTGGTTCAAAAATAAACCTGAATTGTTTGATATTATCATTAAAGGTGTTTTATTTGATAAAAACATAAAGATATTTGATAAAAACGCTTGACTATATCAAAATGTTTGTTATAATAGGGGTATAGAAACAAAGGAAACAACATTATGACATACGAAGCACAATTAAACGGTCAACCAGTTCAAGCTAAAAAAGTAAACAACACCTGGTTAGTTGGCGGAGATAAAGTTGACACATCAATTAACTCTGCTTTAATTCGGTTGGACGATGGTAAGGTTTATGCTCTTCGCGGTGCTGTTCTTAAATTTCACGGATGGGAGTTTTAATATGACACAGGAATTTTATTTAGACGAAATCAAACGGTATGAAGATTGCGCCGTTGTTATAATCACACGTGTTAATATTGATGATGATGGCCACAGAAAATATACAGACGTTTCAGAATATGAGACAGCTAGTAAGGGTGCTACAGCAAGTGCTAGAAAAGAAATCAAAAGATTGGAAATGGAGAAATAAAATGTCAACTATACGCACAGTTAAAGAGTTAAAAGAACTAATAGAATACATGGGTGATGATCAATTAATATTAACAAGTGTATACGATATGCGACAAGGTACCACTACCTATATGGCCGTTGAAATTGAAGAAGAGTCCATAAGTTTGGATAATGAAAACCAGCCCATTGAATGTCAAGAGGGCGATGGTGGAAACAATATGGCTCTTATATTAGTTTGATGGAAGGAAAATAGACATGAGTATATCAAAATATTTAGAAGAACAATATGACCTTGTTTTGTCTGTAGAAGAATATGGCGTATGGAAAGGTAGTAAATACTATAAAGAGTTCGCAATGGCAGAACCTTCATGGTGGGGCGATACTGCACAAAAAGAATATGTTTGCCAGCAGTTTGAATATTGGTTAGTTGATAGGGCATTAACGCATATAGGGTCATTCACAGAGCTTATGGATACCACCATTAACACGATGGAAGAGAACCTTAAGTTTCTTGGCGATATTGCCATGTGGGCAGACATCACGAAAAGCAATCAAGCTGTTGAAAAAGCTATGCGGCTAAAGCTTGGATTAATGATGCTTAGACAGGGTGCGCCAAAAGGCATGACAATAAACGCAAAGGTGCATCAATGGTAATATTGAAATTACTTTACGTTAGTGAGGATCAAAATGTTCGATAAAATAAAACAATTCATAGATGATAACAAGCCTGTTCGAAATGCGAGATTGAGAGAATGGAAACTTTGCGCGGAAACATTATATGATTATGTTGATGCTGTAGAAGTTTATCCTGGTGGGACAGGCCAGAATATTACCGTAACAGATAAATTGATAATTATACACAGTGATACATATACTGATAATATTACCCTCTTTGGAAATGCAAAACTCATGACTTGGCCTGAATCAAAAAATATTGCAATTGGTTCACTTAGATCAAAAGGGCAAGCGATGGGTGAATGGCCACCAGTAGAAATTGCACCTAAAGGCGGAGGTGCAAATGTATGGCGGAAAGGTGATGTTGTAAAGAAAGATATCCCAACAATAGATAATAATGATTCAGTCCTTGTGGGGTGGGTGAGGCTCACAGATGGAACAGCAAACGTTCTAGGAAAAGACTGGGCACTTATGAGAATTACCCGCGATGCCTACGATAAATCTGAGCATTTAATGGGATTTCAAAACAAAAGCGTCTCACCAGACGTTCAAAAAAGTGACCCCCCAGGGTGCGCATAATTTAGAGGCGTGGGGGGTGTTGTCTATGATTGCATAACCATTAGAATAAGTATTATAGCAGAAAGAAATTAAAAATGAAACTAAGTAAAGCCGAAAAAAAAGCAATAGGCAGAATGCGGGATGGTGGCGGCAGTGGTGTCATTGATAGATATGGTCGCGTGATTGTAGCTGGTGAAATTTTACCCCATACACCCGATACATTTTTAAGACTGGTAAGCAAGGGTATCATAACTGGTGGGGGCGGCAGGCTCTCACTTAACGTTAGTGAGGCTAAAAATGACCAACCATAAAAACATATCTGAATATGATGGAGCTTTTAATTGTCATGATTGCGGCGCGTCATGGGGTGCATTACCGGGTAATCCTGTAGAACCAGAACTATGCAAAAGAAAGAACAATATACCAAATTATTTCTGGATAGGAACTTCTTTAATGAGAACCCGAGAAGATAAAATGTCAAGTGAAGTGGTTTTGCTTTTGGATGAAACGTTTCCTCACAAGGAAGATGTCAAAATTCAAATCGTAAAATCACTTAACGTTAAGAAAGGACTGAGAATGAAAAATGATCTTATTGAGAAAATAGCTAATGGGTGGGACTATAAAGCAGGAGAGTTAATCCAGGCATTAAATATAAATGGCCTTGAAGAACCAAACAGATTTGCTGATGCGGTTACGGCCATGACGGGAAGCGTTAATTATTCACTAAAATTAATTCCCGAGGATTACCGAGTTTTCACAATTCGCCAAACCACCGCCGAGCTTATCACAGATGGTAATGATGCTTTATTTTGGGAATGTAGGCTGGCTAAATATGGGGATATTCCAGAAAAGATGATCATGCACAAAGATTTGGGAACTGCAATATTATTAGCCGTTTTGCAATTACCAGACGTTCCCAAACAAACAGAAAAGGAAAAACCATAAACAGAAATATTGTTGTAACCGTCCAAGCAAACGGGCTTTGTTTAAATCTCGCGGCCCTGGTCGTTCTAGCAATCGTAAGATCCGCCCGGAAATTAAACCGGGAATTGGTGGCATTAATCCAATGAGTGCAATGATAAGTGCCGCGATTCAACAATTTGTTGTCCGGCAGGGAAATCGATAATGCAAAGAGAAAAAAAGATAAGTGATAAAGATTTTTTGATATTGCAAAAATTATATAAATTGTGCCCGCCCCCAGGATGTTTTGATATAAGAGATACTAGAAATCCAAATTTAGCAGAAAAACTCTGGGGGGAGATGGCGAATAAGGGATATGTTAAAATTGATGATTTTGCATCGGTGGGCATTGAAAAGATCAAGGGAAAGTTTGTTACAATTACTAATGCTGGGGTAAATGCGCTCTTTGGATCCGGTGATAAGAAATATGACGATATTATAATGACCAGAATAATGACATATCACATCAATGTTCAGGGGCAGATGATTATTGTTATTGATGCTTACAATGAGGATGAAGCAAAGAAAAAAGCTTTTGATGCATATAGTGGCTTTGATACAGCGATGGAACAACATTCATTTGATCAGATTATATCTATTACAAAAAAGCCGGTGGGGTGTTTTAAATAAATTATTAACTTACATATAAAGGAACGCAAATGACATTTAAAGAATTTATGAATATAGAATTATCAATGGGATATTTAGTGGTGGTCTGCTTAATTTACACAGTTATTTTAATAATTGAAATAATAAGAAATCACCGCAAGGTTAACCGATTGGCAGATGAATTGGAGCAATCCCGCGAAGCAAGTGAATATAGGTGGTGATATGCATGACCCTATAGTAAAAAACCTTGATAAAATGACTGATAAAATAAACCACGCTGTTGCGAATATAAAGAAAAAATCACCTTGTGAATATTCAATTCAGGAATTTATGGCTAGACAGGCCGTTATTTTTGAAGCTAATGCGGCAAATCGCCACAGGAAGTGTGTGTTAGCCGGTCGCAAGGCAGTGAGCACCATGCTTGACATTAAAGCGCGTGTGCGGGGCTTAAAATACATTTTAACGAAGCCGCTAAAACGGAAAAAAAGAAAGAAAATTATATCAACTAATCAACTCTCATTATTTTAAAGGAACGAAAATGGCGGAGAATAGCAAAATAGAATGGACTGATCATACATTTAACCCGTGGATAGGTTGCCAAAAGATATCAGATGCCTGTGATAATTGTTATGCAGCAACTTGGGACCAAAGATTTAAGGGCGATCGATGGGGGCCTTTTGCAAAGAGAACATTAACCGTAAATTCAACATGGTTTAAGCCGTTAAAATGGAATAGAGATGCAATAAGCGAAGGTGTTAGAAAGAAAGTATTTTGCGCGTCTTTAGCTGATATATTTGACAATCATCATTCAATATTATCTGGATGGCGCAAAGACCTTTGGCAACTTATAAGAGCTACACCAAATCTTGATTGGCAGCTGCTGACAAAACGCCCACAGAATATTGAACAGTATCTTCCTGATGATTGGAGTAATGGTTACAAAAATGTATGGCTTGGCATTACTGCCGAAAATCAGCTTGAATATAAAAGACGATGGAAAGCTTTATCATTTGTACCCTGCAAAATTAAATTTCTTTCCTGTGAACCATTATTAGGGCCTATCGATCTACATGATGAAAGTGAAATTGACTGGATTATAATTGGTGGGGAAAGCGGCAGTAAGGCAAGACCTATGAACCCGCAATGGGCAGATGATATCGTTTTACAATGCGAAAAATTAAATATACCTGTATTTTTTAAGCAATGGGGAGAGTGGGCACCAAAAAGCTTTTGTCAAAATATTTCGGAAAGAAAATTCAGAAATATGGAATTTGTTGCAATGAATAAGTATATGAATAAAAAATGCCGCAATTGCTATGGTCATGATATGTATAAAGTAGGTAAGAAAAACACAAGAAATATGCTGCATTTAGGTGAGTATCACGATTTTCCATTAACAAAAGAATTTTATCATTTTCATAATCAGGTTTATAATCAGGAAAAATAATGAAAATATTATTACCATATCCGATATCAGTCAATCACATGTATACAAATGTAAAAGGTGTGGGGCGTGTTAAATCGAAAAAATATAGAATATGGCAAAATCATGCGCGGGCGGATTTGCAGGAACAGCTGCTAAAAATGAACTTATACAAGCGTAATTTTAAAACTAGGGTTGATATCTGCATCAGAATTTTACGTCCTGATAAACGTGTCCGAGATGGCGACAATACCGTTAAATGTCTATTTGACATGCTTAAAAGCTGCAATGTGTTCATTGATGATGATCGGGTAGAACATCATGACATGGGTTGGCGCTATGACGGGCCGGCAGGAACAATTTTAGAAATATGGGAATTTGGCGAACAAAACCCATATAGCCATGAGAAAGGAATTGATTATGCAGAATTACAAATTAATAGAAAATAAAGATCCCTTCCAAAAGCGTTTGGGAACATATTGTTATGCGATGGTAACGACTAGCGAAACTTCTGATCAAGAGCTTATCGGCAAATTATGTGATCATGAACATAGAACAATTGATGGTGCCAAAGGTTGTGAAGAAGCGATAAACAGACTTGAAGTAGCTGGTTATGATCCTACCGGGCGTATGGCAATCATCAGAGATAAAAAATATTTATTGGACCTTATAAAAAAATATCCCAATAATATTATGACCCGATTTGATTATATGGATATTGAAACATGGCCTAAAGATTGTGCAGATGTTTTAATGTTTTCCACTGAAATTGGCTTTGCAGTAGGGCAATATCAGGTTGACGAACTTACAAATATTGGTGTTTTTTCTGATTGGAATGATAGGATATCAGATGATGAAGATGCTGATTATATTGAGGTGCCCGCAGTCACACATTATTTGCTTTTGGAGGTACCGGAATGAATATAAAAAAATCAAATCTACTGGTGGTTGGTTTAGATGATGCATCTGAAATATATATTTTTGACAGTTCAACCGAATACGAGGGCCCAATAAATTCGCCTTTATCGCCACAAAAATATAATCTAAGCACTGAAATTAAAAAAGCATATACCAGGGGATATAGAGCTGCAGAACAAAAAAATAATTCATTTAAGGTTGGACGTAGGCGCGGTGTAATTGAAGTCAAGCGAGATATACGGGGTTTTATAACTGGTACTCGTTCCTGCAAATGGTTACCCGATTTATTGCAGGAATTGGGTTATGAATTAACCGAGATTAAGGATAAGAAATGACCCCATTTCAAAAAACTGTATTGAATGCAATGACTGATAGATTAAATCATGGTGGTGCATATTTTGCTTATGCGTGTGGGGTGGACAGAAAAAATCAACCTGCCCAGGCAGGCAGAATAATAAACGGATATTTAAAAAAACTATCAAAAAAGGGTTTGGTTAAAAAATGTTTTAGCTTAAGAAAATCTTTTGCAAAATATAAAATAACCGAAAAAGGTTTGAAATTAATAAACGAAGAAAATAAAACTCTATTTGATAATGTTGAGGAAAATGTTGATGGGCAAGTCTTATAAGAAAAAGGTCGTTATCGGCGATTGTGTTTTATATCATGGTGATTGTCTTGAGGTCATGCCTACGCTTGATAAGGTTGAACATATCATATCAGATCCGCCATACGAAGAATATATGCACACAGCAAAAAGAAATGCCAGTCGCCGCCTTAGAACTGACGGACGTGATGAAATTAAAAGCCTAAATTTTAGTTCTATAGATGCCATTCGCGATGATGTTGTTCAACACGCAAGCAACCTATCTACTGGTTGGGCTATATTTTTCTGCACGCCAGAGGGGGTTGGAAAGTGGGCAGATAGCATTAATAATAGCACCGCCAAATATAAGCGTGCTTGCGTCTGGATAAAGCCAGATTCAACGCCACAGCTTAACGGCCAAGGCCCTGCTATGGGCGCAGAGAACTTTGTAGTCGCTTGGTGTGGTTCAGGTTTTGCTAAGTGGAACGCTGGCGGCAAAAGAGGGGTATATAGACACTTAACAAACCCACCTGATAGAGACCACCGACACCCAACAGAAAAGCCGTGGAGATTATTAGTAGAATTATTGAATGATTTTACTAATAAGAACGAAACAATTTTAGATCCATTCATGGGAAGCGGCACAACAGGCGTTGCATGTGCCAAGCTAGGCCGTAAGTTTATAGGCATAGAGCTTGACGAGGATTATTTCAATATAGCCTGTGAACGCATTCGCAAGGCATACGACCAGCCAGATTTATTTATTGAACCACCCAAGCAATTCATACAGGATCAATTATTATGAAATTATATGCAGTAAAAGACGATAAGGGCCAATTGTGTGTTTGGCAGCTTGGCTATCACGAAAACTACGCTATTGATAAATTCTTACATAGGGCTAACGGCATAGGCGAACACCACACTTGGCGCGAATTTATGGATAAGGGATATACTGTTGTCCCTGTCTCAATACAAGAGGTGAAGAAATAATGACCCAAACACGCACAGGAAGCGCACTGGAAATGGCAGCAAGTACCGGGGCGGGTTTTTTGATATCATTCTTTCTTACGATACATTTGTTGCCTTGGTGGGGGTTTAAACCAACCCCAGGTGAAGCTATTGAGATATCAATTATATACACCATTGCAAGTTTATTGCGTGGATATGGCATTAGAAGAATGTTTAATAAATATTATTAACAATGTTGAATATTAAAAATTCTTCTATATAATCAGCTTTGCTTTCATAGCAAAGGCGAAAAAATGTTAAGGGTCGCAGCTTGACAGGTCCCTCGTTCCGGACTCGCCTTTTACTTTTCCCAGGAACGAATATAGGAACGGATAATGTATAAATCCTTTAAAATAAATGAGTGTTAAAGCGTCAAATTGGGTGTGGTATCAACCATTAAAACCAACACCAAAACTTGTGCTTATGAGGCTTGCAGACTTTGCCGGGCAGGATGGGAAATGCTATGCATCTTTCAACCGGTTAATAAAGGATGTTTGTGTCTCTAAAAATACGATAATAAGGGCGTTAAAGGAACTTGAAGAAAATGGATTTATTACTAAAATAAGAAATCAAAGAAAAAACATGGGACACGCCGCCAATAGTTATATTTTAAACATGCATATACAAGATGTTGTGTACCCTAGTGCCAAAACTGAACAAGGGGGTAGTACCAAAAATGAACAAGGGCTAGTGCCAACTGTTGAACAAGGAAAGGAACTTACTTTAAAACAAAAAAAAAGAAAAAAGAAAAAAAAGATTAAAAAAACATTTCCAGAACCGGACTATAATTTTCAATTTATCAATAAACAATACTGGATTGATATTTTCAGTTTGCAATTATTTGAACCACATAAAAAACCAGATCATAAATCTGATTGCAACTGTGATTACTGCCAAAAAACCCGCTTGTGGCATGAATGCCATAACAATAAAAAAATAAAAGCGTGTGGTTAAGATTTTGGCTTGGCAAGAAAACAATTGACAAATTTTATTTTATCAGTCTAAGATATTTTGTTAGTACCTCCCAGAACTTGAGCACTCTTTCCCGGTGCTCATTTTTTTATCTTTGTCGGGGTGGCGCAGCTAGGTAGCGCGGTTGGCTCATAACCAACAGGTCGCAGGTTCAAATCCTGCCCCCGCAACCATTATCTTTATAAAATTATTTACTATCAATAAAATTTATGTAATATTTAATTCTTTAATGAAAGAGGTTCATCATGCCAAATGCAAATAACAGTCATTATAAAGTTACTCCTACAATCAGCCCTGCAATGTGGAAAGCACGACATAAAGGAAGGCTGGCACGTATTGACAGTGTTATTGATTTACCACAATATGCAAATATGCGCGGTAGTCTTCAAGCCGAAATTGCCCGCAGGCACGCACATCTTGAAGAACTAGCAGATGGAAAGGGTTAAATTATGACAGCTGTAACAAATAATCTATATGATTTATTCAGAAAAAAAACTTATGAATCCGGTGCATTGGATATTCCTGGTGCTACACTAAAAGCAATGATTGTAACTAGTGCTTATACGCTTGATCAGAATTTACATGATTTTATTGATGATGTGAATACTAATGAGGTAACAGGAACAGGTTATACCGCTGGTGGTAATGCTTGTGCCAACCCGATTGTAAGTATGGATGGATCCGGCAATATAACAGTTGATTGTGATGATCCGGCATCATATGCCCAAAATGGGGGCGGTTGGAGCAATGGACGCAGAACAATAATTTATGATGATACTGGTACACCGAGTACAAGCCCATTGGTTTCATTTTCAAATGATTATGGTGCTGACCAGGGCAATGTTGCCGGCGCATTTGCAACAACAATCAATGCATCCGGTCTTATTACCGATGCCAGATAATGACGCTGGTTCAAACAAGAGAATGTGATTTTGCCTGTTGTAAATCAAAACCGAGTTTCCCGGATGGCAAAGGTAGCTGCTTATTTTTAGGAAAGAAAGGCTGTAAAATAATGACCGGCGAAGCCAATTTACCGCAAGGAAATTGTCCGGCACTCCCAGAAATGACAGCACAAGATGGTTTTAATTACCGTTGCAGAGATTGGCCCGATAACATGCCCGGCAGAGACACGGGCGGATGCTGCAGGGAATGGATAGATGGCAAATGAAAGTTTATTCCCAAATGGTGGTTCAAGTTCCGGTCCGGGCTCATGGGGATTTACGGGTGGTTCAAATTTATGGGATGGTATTGATAATGGCATAGCAACGCCTGTTGATGGTGAATTTGATAGTGTAAGTGGTGCCAGTGTTGAGGGAACAGTATTAACTTTAGATTTAACTTCCACAACAATTGCAGATGCAGATACAGTAACAAACATTGATATAAAAATTCGTGCTGATGGTGTTGATGCTGATGATGGATTGGATGTTGAACTTGTCATAGGGGGCACAGGACAAGGCGTAGTTTCACAAGCTATAACTTCCACAACAACAGATTATACTTTAAATACTGCCGCATGGAATGTTGATCGAACCGCCGCACAATTAAATGGTGCCCAGGTTACAATAAGCAATACACAAGCTGGTATGCCTACATCATCAACCTGGACAGTATACGAGGTTGAAGTAGATATAACATTTACACCGGCAGCGGCAGATTTTACCGCAGAATTAAGTGCGGTTGCCCGGTCCCGGACGGTCCCATCATTGGATGTTGAGGCCGAGATTGATTTTACCGCCGAATTAACAGCCATTGCCCACAGCAGGACGGTGCCTGATTTGGATGTAAGTGTAACAGCCGCATTTCCTAGCGGTTGGGACCGTGTGGTAAAATTATCATCAGATAATACAAAGGTTGCCGGGTCTGGTTCGCATACAGATATTGTTTTATTGGTTGACCTTTCAAACGTACCCACAGAAGCCATAGATGATGGTAGTAATTCAGCCAAAGTGAATGGGGATGATCTTGCTTTTTCATCTGATAGGGCTGGCACAAGTCGTTTAGATATTGATGTTGTCAATTTCATTGCTGATGCAACACCAGGTAACCGAAAATGTCTTATAAAAGTAAAAATCCCCAGTCTTTCAACATCTGCTGATACTGATGTTCATATGTGGTATAAAAATGCTGCTGCAACTCTGCCCGCGGTTGGTAATGCTTTTGGACAATATGCAACATGGTCAAATGAGGAATTAGTTTTAGAATTTGCTAATATTGATGCTGCAGATGTAACTGACAGAACAGGAAATCACACAGTTTCAGATGTTGGAACTTTTAGCGCGTCTGATGATGATGGCTTAAGTTTTGATGGTTCAACTAATTATTTTTCTGTTCCTGATGCAGCGGGACTTGATTTTTCAACAGCAGTATCTTTAAGGGCCTTTGCTTCTGATGTAAATACTACAGCAGAAGGGCATATTATATCTAAACCTGTTACTTCCGGTTGGACAAGCCCGTTTGCTGCTTATGCAATGCGTTCTTCATCTGCTGAAAAATTGGAAGGTTGGGTCGCCACTTCATCAACCAGAGACGGGAGAGTATTTAGCACAACAGATATTGCCACTGGAACAACACCACATCATCTTGCTTTTACTTATGATCAAATAAATGGCCAAATACATGTTGATGGTACAGAAGAAGATACTGATGCAGCAACTTTAACAATTGATAACACTGCGGAACCTTTAGCAATAGGAACCCGCAGCACTACAAATACGGGTGAATTTTTTAATGGTATTCTTAAGAGCATTCAAATTCGTGGTGCCTTTTTAACTGATGGCTGGATTTCTACAGAAAGCAATAATTTAAGTGATCCTGCAAATTTCTGGAATACAGGAACACCAGAATCAGCGGAAGGATTTACGGCAGAATTAAGTGCGGTTGCCCAGTCCCGGACAATACCCGCGCTGGACATTGAAGCAGAGATTGATTTTACCGCAGAGTTAAGTGTAGTTGCCCGGCCTCGCACTATCCCCGCGCTTGATGTTGAAGCAGAAATTGATTTTACTGCTGATCTAAGTGCGATTGCCCGGCCCCGTATTATACCAGCACTTGATGTTGAGGCCGAGATTGATTTTACATCTGAATTAACAGCCGTTGCCCGTATCCGCACCACACCTGATATTGATATCACTGTTACAACAGCATTCAGTGCTGATTTGAGCGTTGTGGTGAGGTCCCGTACGGTACCCGCACTTGACGTTGAAGCAGAAATTGATTTTACATCTGAATTAAGTGCGGTTGCCCGCAGCCGTACGGTCCCGGATATTGATATCACTGTTACAACAGCATTTAATGCTGATTTAAGCGCGGTTGCCCGGTCCAGGACGGAACCCGCACTTGATGTTGAGGCCGAGATTGATTTTACCGCCGAATTAACATCAGTTTCCCGGTTGCGAACAATCCCCGCGCTGGACATTGAGGCCGAGATTGATTTTAACGCTGATCTAAGCAATGTTTCCCGCAGCCGTACCTTGCCGGATTTGGATGTTGAGGCCGAGATTGATTTTACATCAGAACTAAGTGCCGTTATCCGTAACCGGACAATACCCGCGCTGGACATTGAGGCCGAGATTGATTTTACTGCCGAATTAAGCGCGGTTGCCCGCAGCCGGACGGTCCCGGATTTGGATATAACCACAGTAATTGCATTGGTTTTTATTCCGCCAAACAGAACTATTAAATATTTGTTAAAAAAACGATCAATATTGCGTCTAAGACAAAATAGAACTATATTTACCATTAAGAGAAACAGGAGCATTAAAAATGAGTGAAGCTATAAAATTTAATGATGCAATGTGCCCGGTTGAGGATCAACCCTTTCTTTTTGATTTTTCAGAAGAATTAAATGAAATAAATGATGATATTGCATCTATTACATCAATCACAATTGACGCCGCCGCAACCACAGCGGGTTTTGAACAACATTCAGATGTGATCACCGATGTTAATAATGATGGAAAATTAACTGAAAATGGTGGTGTCACTGTTTCATTTAGAGTGAATGCACTTAAACAATCAGATATTTATTGGGATAATCCAGGCAATGAAGTTTGCATAACAGTCTTAATCGCAACAACAGGTGCTATCAAATTGGCTCTCACCGGCCTTCTAACAGTTTCTCAACCATGTTAGGGAAATAAAATGATTGATATTACCAGATTTCAGACAGACGAAGGCGCACCAATTGAAGTAAAAAGATTAAGTCCGCTTCCAGTTGTGGATAATTCTTTACCATTTACTGCATTTAATGAATTAGCGACAGCCACTCCAGACCCTATTATACAAATTCTTGGAATGCGCGGCATTAATGGCAAGACGTTTGAGCTTGAAATACTCGGTGGAACTGTCACCTCCTCAAACGGTGAACTTATATGTTCAACAGGAGTAAATGCAGCAGGATTGGCAGCACTTACATCAAGCCGGACAATTGCATATAGGCCAGGTCAGGGCCTTAAATCCATGTTCACTGCAAGATTTACGCAGGGCGTAGCAGATTCTTTACAACTCGCTGGATTGAACAACGCAGGTAACGGTTTCAATTTTGGATATTCAGGCGAAACATTTGGAATCAATCGCAGATTTGATGGTGCGCAGGAAATACAGGATTTACAAGTCACTGTTGCTGCCAGCGGTGCGGAAGATGCCACAGTTACAGTTGATGGAGTTGGGTATACAGTTTCATTAACTGCTATTACTATTCCGGGCAACGCAAGAGAAATAGCAGATAGTCTTAATACACAGGTACCAAATTGGGATTTTGAGCAAAATGATGATACGGTTGTTGCGCGATCAACACTCGCAGTAAGTATATCAGGCGCATTTTCCTTTTCAAGCTCAACAGCAGCCGCAACATGGACGCAAATAGCATCAGGAATTGAAGCAGATATAGATTTTACGCCACAAGATGAGTGGAACATTGATAAGATGCCTAAACTTAACCCAATAAAGGGGAACGTTTACAAAATTACAATTCAATATCTTGGTTATGGTGCTATAGTTTTTTCAGCAGAAAATCCTGAAACCGGGAGGCTAACGAAGGTTCACCGCATACAATATGCGAATGCGAATACTAAACCAGTTGTTACAGATCCCACATTTACATTGGGCATAAGTGCTATAAATGAAGGTAATACATCAGATGTAATTGTCAGAACTTCTTCTTTAGCAGCTTTCAATGAAGGTTTGATCAAGGTGACAGAACCGCCCAGGGCTTTTGATATAACTGTTACAGGAATTACTGATACAGAAGTTCCAATTTTTTCAATTAGAAATAGATTAGTTGCCCCAGCCTCAATTGGCAACTTGGCAGAAATTATTAATTTTGATATAACAGGTTATACTGATTCAGATAAAGGCATGATATTTAGATTATATTTGAATGGCACGTTAACAGGATATAATTTTAATTATGTTGAGAAGATTGGATCAATATCATCTATTGATACGTCTGCAACAGCTGTGGCTGGGCCTTCTTCCTTTCCTTCTATAGCCACACCAAGTACACCCAGCAGGATCATTCCAAAAGGACTTATTTTGGAAAATGGTGATCTACTGACTGTTACCGCACAATCATTAATTGCGGCACCCGCTTTTGCGGTATTAGCTATAGTTTGGCAGGAAGATTTATAATGGCAATTCTTAATCATAAACACCGCTTGCAAACACCAGAAGTCAAACGTATCAGCTATGGTGCAAAGGATTTAAGAGAAGCCGCAAGCCGCCGTGGTTATGGTGCAGCTTGGCGTCAACTAAGAGCTAATGCTATGGCTTCTATTGCATTGTCGCAAGGTTGGCCTTATGCTTTATGTGAGACACATTTAAAGCGCGGCGAGAGGGTCAAGGCATCAGACCTTGATCATAAGGTATCAAGGAAGCTTGGCGGTACTGATGAGCCTAATAATCTACAAGCCTTATGCCACTCATGCCACAGTAGAAAAACAGCCAAGGAAGATGGTGGATTTAAGAACAGGAGAAAGAAAAAATGTTAGAAGAAAAATTACAATTATTAAGTATACTGTCAGCACACATAATTGATAGTGAGGATTTAAGATCAAAAGATTTTAAAAATTCACGCAAAGCAGAGTATGCAGAAATGTTTAATATGGTTGCAAACGATTGTATGAATTTATTATATCCATCGGATGAAATGGAATTAGAAACCACTGGTAATCCTTACAAAGATTTACGTATAGCTTGTGAAAGTAATGATGTTTCATTTGAAGAAGTGAAGCGGCATGGTGATACATATATTAATTTATTATATAGACCACAGGAAAAAATAGATGTTGGGGTTCATGCATTGCTTATTAAATTATGGGAAAAAGCAACAAAGGAAACAATTAATGATAAATAACATGCCCCTAGAAAGCGATATAAAGCCCACTGATAGCCCCTATTGTGTTGGTGCCCGGTGCATCAGAATAACTTTTAAAGGGGAGGGGCGGTGCAAATCACGCCGTTATAGCCCAGAAAAAAC